TTTCGCGTCTCGATGGGTGAAAATTAGCACTGCTGATAATTGCCTGTCAACAGCACTGCTAATATTTTTCGCGCGCCCACAAAAAAACCCGCTCAGTGGCGGGCTATTTCGATTGGAAGGTGTGGACTTGTCAGGCGTGTATGAATTTAGCCGCAGTAAAGGCGATTACGGCCAGAGCTATCGCAGTGCTAATGAACCATTTGGTCTGGGACGTAAAGCCCTCGGCAATGACGGTTCTAAGATCGGCTAAATCGGCCTTTGTGGCCATAGTCTTCTCGATTCCCTCGAGCTTAGTCTCTACACGCACGAGCTTTTCCCGTATATCTACGGTCGTTTTCTCAAGTGCTGCAACTCTTGACTCCATATCACTGCCTCCTCCGCCAGGCGGACCGCCACCCCATGACGATGGTCCGGCCACCACATTACCAGAGGAATCTTTAACCGTGGGCGTGTTATTCATCATTATCCCTCCTGGCTTCGGCCTGAAGGATCATCTTGGACAAGGTCTGCACAAGCTCCTTTGCGGTTTCGATGGGCATCGTGACTGCTCCGACATCCAGCCTGAAGACATCTATTTCACCTGCGTCCCTTGTGGTTGTCCCTGCTCCTGCTGCTGTATGGTAAATCGACGATTTAACGTTTATAGAGGTTCGTCCAAACGTGAGGTGTATGGCGTCGGCGTTATTCCACATAATGGCAAAAGCGTCGAACTGATCGACCTGTTCATCCATGTAGGAGCCAGCCTTGACGTGCCTCATCGTTTGGTCTTGCTGATCGTCCACTTGGAGCTCCTTTTAGGCTCAATGCCTTTTACAAATCCCCGCCGCGCCAGATGACCCGGCCGACGATCTGGTGTTCGTTTGACTCGCTGCGCAGATAAAACCTGTCTGGGTACGCGGCTTTGTCGGTGTTGTCGCTGCGCAATATCCATTGCTGAAGTGGGGCGCGGACCAGGCGTTTTACCACTGTCCCGTCGATGCCGCTTTCGATGACAAATACACCGTTCTCTACCGGCTCTACCTGGGAGCTGTCGACAAGCAATACGTCTTGGTTATTGATTGTCGGCCACATGCTTTCGCCGTCCGCATAGATCACCCGCAGGTTTCTGGGCTGAAGCCCTTTGGTGGCCAGCCACTCTTTCTTGAAGGCCAGGGTGCTTCGAATTTCGACGTGCGGGTTGTCGTGGCCTGCGCCAGCGGCGGCCATTGCCGTGTACTGGGGGATGAAGGAATAGCTGCTATCCAGATCAGTCTCTTTCTCGCTGCCTGCGGGGAGGGGCGTGCTCGCCACGACGGAATCGGCGGTGCGAAGATTTGACGGCGCGTCATCTACGGCACGGACGATACCGCTGGCCAGGGTCGGACTCACCTCCTCAAGCCTGAAGTCAAGCGCAGCCGCGAGCTTCACCAGCGCATCAAGATTCAAAGCCACCTTGCCATTCGCGTACTGGCTGAATGCGCTCTGGGGTGAGTTCCACCCGCAGCGCTCGCCAACCTCTGCCTGATTTAGGGTCGGCACATCGCCGCGAGCCTTGGATTCTTGGACGCGCCTCTTGTACAGGGCGCGCAACCGCTCGGCGTCGGCTTCCTGCCAATCTGCCAGCGGTGTTCTGGTCGGTTTCTTCATGTGCGCGATTAAGTAGCAGGGCTGATATTTAATCAAGCAGCACTGCTAATCCTTTCCTTGTTTTTTATAAAACAGCAGTGCTAATATCAAGCCAAACCCATCAGAGATACGCCAATGAAGACCGTAACCCTTGGGGAGTACCTGGCAACTCATGGCACCCAGAGCGACCTCGCCAAGGCACTGGGCATTCAGCAGAGCGCCGTCTCCCAGATGCACCGATCAGGTCGCACCATCACCATCACTTTGATGGATGACGGTTCGCTATTGGCCAACGAAGTCAGGCCAATTCCCGCAAGAAAATCAGCAGCTTAAACCCACTTCATCAGCCACAGGAGCAACACATGTACGCCGATCAATCCCACAAGCGCGACACACCACGGAAGGTGCGCTTTAACAAAACCCTTGACCGAATCCTGCATCGAGCTGCCGAGCGGGCCGAGATGCAACACGCCACCTATCTGTACGAAATGATCGAGTGGGCAGTTGAAAACGGGGCAATCGAAGCGCTGAGCAAGGAAGACAAGAAGTCTAGCGCCGCATAGAGGCCCTTTGGAGGTGACTGGTGACTGAAATTGATTATGAGCACCTGACTGATGGTGCCAAGCGGCGGGTTGCGGCCTTTGCACTTAGCAAGGGCCTGAGCATCGCCGAGGCGCTCGAGGCAATAGCCATCGAGTTCCTGGCAATGGGAGGTCCCTCTCAGATGAGGCGACCGAAGGCCAAGTTGTACCAATTAGCCCCTAATGAGGGCCTCAAACGTGACTAACACCAACCCCAAATCGCAGGCACAAAAAAGCCCGGTTCACGGCCGGGCTCTTTTTACAACGCTTGCAACAACGTACTGGAGCGAATAATGCCCATTTCCCAACACGTCGTCAACTCTGACCGTCCGCGCCACGAAATTGCACCTTCGCAAAATGTGGCGCGCACGATGTCATCGCAAGAAATTGCCGATCTTGTCAGCTCCCGACACGACAAAGTGAAGCAATCCATCGAAAGGCTTGCCGAGCGAGGCACAATTCAACTTCCCCCAATGGGGGTAGTTAAAAACCACCTCGGCCAGTCAGTCTCGGTCTTCCAGGTCAACAAGCGCGACAGCTTCATTGTAGTGGCCCAACTCAGCCCAGAATTCACTGCTGCATTGGTGGATCGCTGGCAAGAGCTCGAGCAAGCACAAGGTCGCGTCATTGCCACGCTTCCCGACTTCTCCAACCCGGCAGCCGCCGCGCGCGCCTGGGCGGAACAGTTCGAACTTCAGCAGGCCGCCAATCAGGCCCTGGCCATCGCTGCGCCTAAGGTCGAGTTCGTCGACAAGTACGTCGAATCGACCGGCCTGAAGGGCTTCCGCCAAACCGCAAAGCTGCTGGGTGCTAATGAGGCCCGCTTCCGCGAGTTCCTGCTTGATCGCCGAATCATGTACCGCATGGGCGGTGAGTGGCAGGCCTACCAGAGCCACGTCGACGCTGGCCGCTTTGAAGTTAAGACCGGCACCACTGACGGCGGGCACGCATTCAACCAAGCCAAATTCACCCCCAAGGGCGTCAACTGGATTGCCGGTCTGTGGGCTCAGTACCAGTTGGAGATGCGGCAATGAGCATGGAGCTGATGGTCAAGGCCATGAAGACCAGAGTGGGCAACCCATTGCGCAAGCTCGTCCTGATCAAGCTGGCCGACAACGCTAACGATATGGGCGAATGCTGGCCCTCATACCAGCACATCGCTGACCAGTGCGAGATCGACCGTAGCACTGTGCGCCGCCATATCAAGAATCTGGAAGAGCAGCGCCTGCTGAGAATTGAGAACCGCGATGGCCCGAAAGGCAACTCGTCAAACCTCTATTTTCTGACCCTCGGGGGTGTAGGCACAAACAGCACACCTGTAGGCCCAAAAAGCACAGGTGTAGGCACACAGCCTCCCCCCCCTGTAGGCCCAGAAAGCACCAGAACCAGTCACTCTTTTGAACCAGTCATTGAACCAGTAAAAGAGCCGGTCGCTGACGCTCCCTCTCGCAAAAAAGCGAAGGCTGAGAAATTCGACCCGCTGATTGCCAAGCCAGCCAATGTCAGCGCTACAGCATGGGCTGACTGGTGCCAGCACCGCAAGGAGATCCGCAAGACCCTTACAGCGACCACCTGCGCACGCCAAGCCAAGACCCTGGCAGGCCACCACGACGCTGATGCAGTGATCAACCAGTCCATCAGCAACGGCTGGACCGGCCTGTTCCCTGAGAAGGCTCTGCCGGGCGCCAAGGTATCTGGCCAGCGCCAGGCCGGCCCTGACTTCTACGACAAGTCGTGGCGCACCGATACGAGTGATGACCTATGAAGAACGTCACTCAGCTGATCCCAGGTGCCTCGCGGGCTCTGGGCACCTCAGCGCCTTATCAGGCCCCGGTGCAGACCGGCACACAGCTGGGCGTTGTGGATGACGCCACCGGTGAAGTGGTTGAGCGCCTATTCCGCCAGCTGCAGGCCATCTTCCCGGCGCACAAGCAGGCATGGCCTGACGACAAGGCCAAGGCCGCTGCGATGCGCAACTGGACAATGGGCTTCATGGCCGCTGGCATCCGCACGCTTGAGCAGATCCGTTTTGGAATCGAGCAGTGCCGCAAGAGCGGCTCACCGTTCGCTCCAAGCGTCGGGCAGTTCATCGGCTGGTGCACGCCTGGACCTGAGGCGTTTGGCCTGCCAGCGAGCGCTGACGCATGGGTGGAGGCATTGATGGGCTTGTACAGCCACGAAGGCGTGAAGATCGCGGCCATTGCCACCGGCCTGTTCGACCTGCGCTCAGCCAAGCAGGAAGACAAGGGCCTACGCCAGCGCTTCGAGCACAACTACACGATCGTGATACGCCGCGCCCAGGCCGGGCAACCGCTGGATGGCAAGATCCTGACCGGCATTGGCCATGACAGCCAGAAGACCGAGCTGGAACTCGCTGAAGAGCTGGCCGAGCAGGCGGTACAGGCACGAATCATTCAACAAGGAATCCCGGTAGACGCCGCATCAGCGCGCGCTCTGCTGTTGGCGAGAATTGGCAGGAGGGCGGGGCAGTGAGCAACGACGAGATGCGTGAAGAGTTTGAGGCGTGGGCGAATGCGCGCTATGGCTGGGAGATTCATGACCAGTATCGCGATGAGTCGGAGCGCACGCTTTCCACCTGGAATGGCAAACGTTACGACAACCGAATTGTTGAGGGAATGTGGCAAGCATGGCAGGCCTCCCGCGAGGCGCTGTTTATTGAGCTGCCTGATGAGGACGGGATGCAAGGCCATCTGTGGGCTCCCGACGTTGTTGCAGCCATCGAAGCCGCCGGCGTGAAGGTGAAGCCATGATCCTCACATGGGAGCAACTCCTAACCCTGCTCAACACCGCCAAGGTTCTGCATAACGGCCGTGAAGGCTATTCGTTCTTGGGGGCGCGTCATGACTGATTTAAATCAGCTATCTCCGGCTGCTCGTTCCGCCGCAATGCGCGGGGGAACCTCTCAATGGGGCACTGTTGGTGGTATGCCGGGCCAGATCCGGTATATGGAGCCGCGTCCGAAGCGCGCAGGCCGAAAGCCGAAATGTAGTTGCGGCTGCGACACACCGAAAACGCATACGGGCTTTGCCAATGGCGTTTGCCTGATGACCGGCTGCGAGATGCACGTCCGTCGCTGGGTAAAGGGGGCGAATCATGGCCGATAAAATCAGCGTGAACTGCCAAGCCAAGCTAACCGAAGCCGTGACACGCATGACCACGATGTTCCGCGACAAGAAGTTCGTCGTGGTGTCGATGCGAGCTGGCAAGGACCGCACCCTTGATCAGAACGCGCTGTGGTTCGCCATGTACAAGCGCATCTCCGAGATGACCCAGGTTGGCGACCCGGGCGAGGCGCGCAAGTACTGCAAACTGCACATCGGCGTTCAGATCCTGCTGAACGAGGACGCCGGGTTCCAGGCCGAGTGGTATCGGGTCATGCGCCATCTGCCCTACGAGGCGAAGCTCGACATGATGGGCGGCTGCCATCTGTTCGGCCCCGACGGATTCCCGGTGACCAGCCTGTTCAGCCGCGCGCAGGGCATCCAGTACACGGACCGCATCGTCGCGCACTTCGCACGCCACGGTGTCGTGTTCTCCGATCTGCTGGGCGAGGTGGCCGCATGAAGCGCACGCCACTGCAACGCAAAACCCCGCTCACGTCAGGCGGCCCACGCCGCAAGCGTTGCCCAGAGTGCAGGGTGATGTTCACGCCAGCCCGTACAGGCCAGTCGGTATGCGGCGAGATCGATTGCGCCATCGCCCACGGACAGTCGGAAAAGGGTCGCGCCATCGCCGGCAAGGCCCTGGCTGAAGTTGGCCGACGGGAAATCAAGGTTCGCAAGGAGGCCCTCAAAAGTCGCAGCGACCACATGAAGGATACCCAGCAGGCTTTCAACGAGTTCATCCGTTGGCGTGATCGTGTGGCCGGGCAGGCGTGCATCTCGAGCGGCCGGCAACTGGATTGGTCTGGCAACCAGACAGATGCAGGTCACTATCGCAGCGTTGGTTCGGCACCGCATCTCAGGTTTGACGAGCGCAATTGTCACGCCCAGTCGAAGCAGGACAATCGATTTCTGTCGGGTAATGCCGTGGACTACCGGATCGGCCTTATCGCCAGAATCGGACTTGCTGCCGTCGAGGCGCTGGAGGCGGACCAGTCGGTGCGAAAGTACACGATCGAACAGCTGAAAGAGCTCAAAGATGAGTACCGCGCGAAGACAAGATCGCTTCGAAGTGTTTCGGAGGCTTCATGAAGGCTTGCACCAAATGCAATCAGCAGAAAGCCGCGGAAGAGTTTTTCCGAGATTCTCAAAAGAAAGATGGACTGAGCTCTGGCTGCAAGGCCTGCTACAAAGCCTACTACAGCGTTATTCGCGATCATAAGTTGAAGACAAAGAAGGCCTATCGCGAGAAAAACGCTGTTCCGATCGCTGCATACCGAGCTGTTCATTACGCCAAGAATCGGGATAGAGCGCTGGAGTGCGCAACCCGGTGGAGAGGCGAAAACCCGGTGCGGCGGCGCGCAGCAGAAAATGCGAGGCGCGCCAGAAAGAACAATTCGGTAGGGCAGTTCACCGCTGAAGACCTTGAAAAGATTCTGGCTGCTCAAAAGTGGAAGTGTGCCTGCTGCCGCAAGTGCATCAAGTCTGGATACCACGCCGATCACATCCAGCCTCTATCGCGGGGCGGATCGAATGATCGACTCAATATCCAAGCTCTTTGTCCCGGCTGCAACATGAGCAAAAAGGCAAAAGAGCCTCATCACTTTATGCAGTCAAGGGGGTATTTGCTGTGATGAGAGAGCCCCAGAAGTACACCGTCGAAGAATTGAAAGCCCTGACAGCGAAGTACCGGGCACTGACCAGAGAACTGAAGAAAGGAGAAGCGGCATGATGTATCGGAACGTTGTAGCAGCAGTGGTCCGGGCTCTGGCCGCGGAAACCATCAATTCGGCGGGCGGCTGTGATTTTGAACCCAAGGTGCAGTGCGCCAAGCAGAAGGGGGAGATCGTCGGCAAGGAGGCCGCATTCCTTACTGACTGCTGGGTGTTTGGCCGACTGCACAAGGCGCTTAGCCCAGAACACTGGCGTGCGTTGGTTGCAAAGTATTCGACGCACGATGAGCGCAAGCATGCGGCCATCCTGGAACTGATCAAGGTAGTTCGCTCTCCAGCAACCCAACGTTTTCGTGAATGCGCGGTGCTGACATGGGCAATACCTCAGGTCGCAGGCGCAAGCGGTAAAAGGTCTTGCGCAGTGCTTCCTGCCGGCTGGTACGACATCACCAATTGGGATAACGACGGGAAGCCGGAGTCGACTCGGTACAGGTGGAGATCGGGTATTCGCAAGGGGCTGGACGATCAGGTCAATGAGGCCCTCTCTGCGGCTCAGGAGCTACTGGATCAAGAGGGGCTGCTAGAGGTCTGCGCTGCATAAATAAACCATGAGCGCGGCCAATGTCGGCCGCGCACACCTGATGATCGATTAGGAGCAGGCCTTGATTGCCCAGACACAGCTCAAAGAGCTTCTTCATTACGACCCGCAAACGGGAATATTCACATGGAAGGTAGCCAGAGGCAGCAAGGCTGCTGGATCGCCCGCCGGCACCGACAATCGCGGATATCTGGTGACCCGACTGTTCAGGGTTGGCTATGCGAACCATCGTCTGGCTTGGCTCTACATGTATGGGAAATTCCCGGAACTGGATATTGATCATATAAACCGGATCAAGCATGACAACCGGATAGTGAACTTGAGGGAGGCGACGGCCTCGCAGAACCAGCAAAACACTACAGCTCATCGCGACTCAACGACTGGAGTGAAAGGCGTCAGCTGGAGCAAGAGGAGCAGGCGATATCGTGCTGCCATAAGTGTGGGTGGGAAGAGGACTATCATCGGCTATTACGGAAGCATTGCCGAGGCTGCAATTGCATACGCCAAGGCTGCTGACAGCCTGCATGGCGACTTTGCAAGAGCCCATCGAATAAGCGTTGACTGAAGTGAGAGAATGAGAGTAAAGTTCATTATCTTAGGAATTCTACGCTTACATAGATACCACAAAAAGCCCGGCTTAACCGTCGNTTGGTACAGCGCCCAGGTCGCCGAAGTGCGCCGGGGTTACGACGAGGCCACCGTTCAGCGCGACATGCGCTTGAACAAGCTGGCCAAGTCCGCCACCGAGGCAGCCGTCAAGGTTGAGGGAGCTGCGGGTAAGGCCACGGAAGCGGCAGAGGTGGCCAGCAAGGCAGCCGACAAGGTCAACGAGGCGGTAGAGCGGCAGACGCCGTAACGCGCCACAGATTCAGACGCTGCCATTTCGTGGCGCGGAGTGACCATGCCCCATCCCACTTTCCATAGTGCCTGTGACGGCCGTGGTCTCAGGCGCGTGCACGTGAATGGCAATGAGATCACTCATGTGCTCTGGTGCGATACTGACGCCGGAGTCGTGGTATTCGTGCCTCAGCCCATGAGGGTCAAGCGCACTGCTCGCGACAAAGCCTATACCAGGCGATTGCGCGGGCGAGTAACAGTTACTCCTTTCGATGGTGATTGAACATGGCCAAGGCAGAGTTGGTTGTCAGCGTGAAGGTCTGCTGGTGGCTGCGCGTCTACTTGTGCGGTGTGGCGCTTATGTCAGACCTCACAGGCCTTGAGCCTGATCCAGACAAAGTGGGTATCTGGTTGAAGCGCGGGGTACGTGTCATATGCAAGTTAAAAAGAACTGGCAAGTAACGACGCCCGGCCACAAACCCTTCCCGATGATCCTTCTTGAGTGCGCCCTCGATCAGGCTGGCGCGCTTGCCTTTGCCCGGTCGATCTGGCCGCGCTGCACAGTGGAGTAAAGCAATGATTCGTCCGATGCCGCCAGCCAATATGCTGAGGGAGTCGGAAGATTCAGATGTGTTCATGCGCCTGGTTCCAGCCAAAGACGTATGGGGATGGATTCAAAGCGAGATCCTCGCCGACACCGGCAGCATCCACAACAAAGACCATGCCCATCTGATCGATGCTGACATCTGCATCATGTGGGCCTCGTCAGCATTCACGAAGCAGGGGCGCACAGTGCTGGGCCAGGCCGAACAGGTTGCGTTCCGTGCCGGTGGTTGGCAGAAAGCCAGAATGGAACAGCAGATGCGTGACTGGTTCGGCTACGTCCCGGCCTACATCATCACTCTGGCCGCCGATTACTGCTCACAGTGCAGTGATGCAGACTTCTGCGCACTGGTTGAGCATGAGCTGTACCACATTGCCCAGGCAGCCGATCAGTACGGCGCGCCCAAGTTCACGCAAGACGGGTTACCGAAGCTTGAGATGCGCGGTCATGACGTCGAAGAGTTTGTCGGTGTGGTCCGTCGCTATGGGGCAAGCCCGGACGTCCAGCTGCTGGTCGATGCTGCAAACAAGCCCGCTGAGGTGGGCAAACTCAACATATCGAGGGCCTGCGGAACCTGTCTGCTCAAGTCGGCCTGACTCCATGACAGGTCATGACGGATGGAAATCATATGGCGGTACTACGAAGCGAGGTCAAAGCCTTCATTGTTCAGGCTTTGGCCTGCTTTGATACGCCATCACAGGTAGTTGCAGCGGTCAAGACAGAGTTCGGGATTGAGATCACCCGGCAGCAGTGCGAATCACACGACCCTACAAAGTTCGCCGGTCAACGCCTTGGCAAGAATTGGGCTGAGCTTTTCCATGCTGCTCGGCAACGATTCCGCGAAGAGACGACAGAGATTCCAATCGCCAACCGCGCTTACCGACTTCGTGGTCTGGGTCGAATGGCTGAGAAGGCCGAGAGCATGCGCAACTTGGCTCTCACCGCTCAGCTGTACGAGCAGGCGGCGAAAGAAGTTGGCGACGTGTACGTGAACCGGCAGACCAAAAACGAAAACCCTCACGATAATGTGCCGCCGTCGCGTGTGCAGGTTGATGTAGTGGATGCGAGGAAGCCCGATGCCGACGCTTAACGTCCCGCAGGCGCGATTCCTTCAGATGGAGAACAAGTTCCGAGGGTTCGTTGCTGGGTTTGGTTCAGGCAAGACGTGGGTAGGCTGCGCGGGCATCTGCAAGCATGTTTGGGAGTGGCCGCGCATCAACTCGGGCTATTTTGCGCCCACCTACCCGCAGATCCGGGACATCTTCTTTCCGACTATCGAAGAGGTAGCGTTCGACTGGGGCCTCAAGGTCAAGACGAAGGAAAGCGACAAGGAGGTCGAGTTCTACAGTGGTGGGCAGTACCGCAGCACCACCATATGCAGATCGATGGAGAAACCGCAGACTATCGTAGGCTTCAAGATCGGTCATGCGCTGGTCGATGAGCTGGACGTTCTTCCAGCGCTCAAGGCTGAACACGCCTGGCGCAAGATCATCGCCCGTATGCGCTACAACGCCCCAGGGCTGAAGAACGGCGTAGACGTCACGACGACGCCTGAGGGGTTCAAGTTCGTTTACCAGCAGTTCGTGAAACAGTTGCGCGAAAAGCCGGGTATGCAAGGCATGTATGGCCTTGTCCAGGCCAGCACCTTCGACAACGAGCTGAACCTGCCGCCCGACTACATCCCATCGCTGATGGAGTCTTACCCTCCACAGCTGATCCTGGCCTACCTCAACGGCCAGTTCGTGAACCTAAACGCCGGCTCGATCTATCACGCTTATGACCGGAAGCTGAACGGTTGCTTCGACAGCGTCCAGGATGGGGAGCCGCTGTTTATCGGCATGGACTTCAACGTCGGCAAGATGGCGGCTATCACGCACGTCAAGCGCGCAGACGGCAAGCCAAGGGCTGTTGATGAGTTCATTGATGGCTTCGATACGCCAGACATGATTCGCCGCATCAAGGAGCGCTACTGGCGCTACAACGGCAAAGACTACGAAAAGACCTGCGAAATCAGGATCTACCCGGACGCATCGGGCGGTTCCCGCAAATCGGTGAACGCCAGCGAAACGGACATTGCCATCCTGCGCCAGGCGGGATTCAGCGTTATTGCGCCGGACGCCAACCCGCCAGTGAAAGATCGCATCAACGCGATGAACGCCATGTTCTGCAATGCCAATGGCGAGAGGCGCTACCTCATCAACCCGCTGCGCTGTCCGACCTACGCGGATGGCTTGGAGCAGCAGGTGTGGGGCCCTAACGGCGAGCCCGACAAGAAGTCCGGCGTGGACCATGCGAACGATGCTGGCGGGTATTTCATCCACCACGACTACCCGATCATAAAGCCGATGACCCACATCCCTGTCACATTCACATTCTGAGGCCAACCATGCCTAATTTTATCCCCCGGGCGGAATACTCGGAGGCTTTGCCCGGCTGGCTAATGGTCAAGCGGTGTGTGGCTGGCGCGAGAGAGGTGCGTAAGCACGACGAATACCTGCCAATGCCTGACCCGGAGAACAAAACCCCCGAGAATCAGGCGCGGTACAAGCAGTACAAGAAGCGCGCCATGTTCCTGAACATTACCGGGCGCACGCGCACTGGACTCATGGGGGCAGTGTTCCGCAAAACTGCAGAGCTGAGTCTCCCTGCTGGTCTCGAGTACATCAAGGAAAACGCCAGCGGCGATGGAGCCAGCCTTGAGCAACTTTCCAAGGAAGCAGTGGGCGAGTGCCTAGAAGCTGGGCGGGGCGGGTTCCTAGCAGACTTCCCCCCAGTAGAGGGTGTGTCGTCAGTAGCCGACATGAAGGGTCGTCGAGCCTTGGTGCATCACTATGACGCGCTTTCGATCATTGATTGGGAGGAGCAGGTAATTGATGGCGTTAAGCGCTTAGTTTACGTGTGCTTAAAGGAGTGTGTATCGGAGTTCAGTGCGGAAAACCTTGATCGTATCCAGGCCACCCAGTACCGGGTTTTGTTGCTGGCCGAGGGCCGATACGTGCAGCGGGTTTATGCTGATAACGGCAATGTATTCGCTGAAACCGAGCCGAGAGACAGGCTTGGCAACCCATTCAGTCACATTCCATTCAGCTTCTACGGATCGCAGAACAACGACGCCAGCATCGACAAGTCACCACTGGAAGACTTGGCCGATGTGAACATCTTGCATTACGGCAACAGCGCCACTGTGGAAGAGTCGGGGTTCATCAGCTCACAGCCAACCCTGTTCATCACCACAGACATTCAGCCTGACGAGTTCTTGAGGCTGAACCCGAATGGCATGCACATAGGCTCGACCCGTGGCTACAACCTTGGCAAGAGCGGTACCGCTACCCTAGTCCAGGCAACCGAAAGCCAACTGGCGCGCACGCTGCTGAAGGACAAGGAAGAACAGATGCTGATGATCGGCGCTCGAATCGTCCAAAAGGCTGGCGGTGCTGAAACTGCCGAGGCGGTCCGCATTCGTTACAGTTCGGACAACAGCGTGCTTGGCACCATCGCAGGCAACGTATCGGAGGCCCTAAAGAAAGCCATTCTGGATGCTCAGCGCTTCATGATTGGCGAGCCAGACGAAGAGTCCACAATCTTCTGGCTCAATCAGGCGTTCTTCGACGAGACCATGACTGCGCAGGAAATTCTTGCTCAGGTCCAGCTATGGCAGCAGGGCATCATCGCCAAGTCGGATGTTCGAACCAACCTCCGCCAAGGCGGGATTCTGGAGGCGGATCGAACAGATGAAGACATCGACGAAGAGCGCGAGGCAGACGCGCCAGTGCTTGGGAGTGAGCCGAATCAACCGTCGGTGATCGGTGAAGGCAATGAGCAGTGAAGGCTATCTGATCGACGCGACCACCCGACACCAGATATACGTCCAGCGGCATGCAGGCAGCAATCTCAAGGAGGTGGCGAAGTTCATCGCTATTGCCATTGCGACCGCCAAGGATCGCGTATCAGCAGGATTGAGCGTCTATGGCACCAAGCGGTACGAGAAGCAGATAGAAGTGCTGCAAAGTGATTTGCGGGGCATCTACGCTGAGATGAAAGGGCAGGCACAAGCCGACCTGAGCGACTTTGCAGTCCATGAGTCCGCATTCAGCGCTGCAATGCTCGGCGCTACGGTGAGCGTTGGCGTTCAGGTCAGCACGCCGTCGGCTCAGATTGTCGTTTCGTCCGCGCTAACAAGGCCTATGGCGCTGGAAGCCCGAAAGAAGGGCGTCCAGAAGATCAGCATCAGCGGCGCGCTTGATCAGTTCGGCAGCAAGAAGGCCGCTGAGATCATCAGTGAGATCCAGATCGGTGCCGCCCTGGGCGAGACCACGCAGGCGATCGCCAAACGCATCAGCGGTCTGGAAATGCTGCAACGCGAGCAGGCGACAGCGCTGGTTCGCACCGTCACCAATCATGTCGCCAGCACGGCACGCATGGAAACGCTGAAGGCGAACGACGACATCCTCAAGGGTTGGCGGTGGATATCCACACTGGATAGCCGCACCTCGCACATGTGCCAGGCCCGTGACCAGCAGCTGTACGGATGGGATGACCCCAGACCGCCCGGCCACTGGAATTGCAGGTCAAGCGCGCTGCCAGTGCTGAAAGACCAGTACGCACGCGAGATACCGGGCTCGACGCGGCCCTCAAAAGGTTCGGATGGAACGGAGCCGGTATCCAGCAAGGTCACCTATCAGTCATGGCTGGAGCGCCAGCCCGCTGCGTTTCAGAAGGACGTTCTCGGCCCGAGCCGTTATGCCTTGTTCTCGAAAGGCGAGCTGACTTTAGACCGATTCGTCGACGACAACGGGCGGACCTTGACCCTTGATCAACTGAAAGCAAAACAACCTGCAGCCTTCGAGCGCGCAGGGCTCAACTAATCCGCGCCACGAAATGCGACCACACGAAAACGTGGCGCACATTCCAAGCCTCGCCCAGTGCGGGGCTTTTTTACGTCCGCAGGCAGGGCCTGCACCAAGTCTCTGGGAGACAGCAATGACCTTGAAATTCCAACTGGACAGCCTGGAAGGCGTCGACGACTCCGTAAAAGCACTGTACGTCGAGAAGGACGGCAAGTTCGTGCTCGGCATTGAGGGCCTGCCTCAGCCTGAGGATGTTTCCGGCCTCAAATCCAAAGTGCAGGAGCTTCTGGATGAGAAGAAGGCCGCCGACAAGGCCCGCAAGGATGCGGAAGAGCAGGCGCGACTTGATCGCGAAGAGGCTGCTCGAAAGTCCGGCAACGTGGAAGAGCTCGAAAAGTCCTGGTCCGAAAAGTACAACCGTCGTGAAGCTGAGCTGAACGGCATGTTGGAGCAGGAGCGCGGAACGCTGAGCGGGCAGATCCGGGATCTGACCGTAGGGCGCACCGCTACCGATATCGCCACGACATTGGCGATTCCGGGTAGCGCCAAGGCATTGCTGCCCCACATCGAACGCCGCCTGAGCGTCGAGCAGCGCGACGGCAAGCCCGCTGTTGTGGTGCTTGATCAGGCGGGAAAGCTCTCCGCGACCACGCTGGAAGAGCTGAAAGCAGAATTCATGAACGACCCCGCGTTTGGTCCTCTGATCGCGGGTAGCAAGGCATCTGGCGGCGGGGCCGGGGGTGCAGGTAAAGGCGGCGGGGCCGCAAGCGGAAAAATCGGCGGCACCAAAGAGGAACGAACGGCTGCAATCGCCAGCCGGTTCCCTGATCTCCCATTGAAATAAGGAAAAGCAAACATGTCCCTGTCGCAAATGCAGGTTTTCAACGAATACATCATGCCAGCGACCATCGAGACGCTGGATCAGATGCTCGTTGCGTTCAACGCCGCAAGCCGTGGCGCTATCGTGCTGTCTCCGGACGGTTTCACAGGCGACTTCCTGCAGGAGTCGTTCTTCCAGACTCTGGCTGCAGCACAGCGCCGCGTTGATCGCTACACCGCAAACAATGCGGTAGCAGCAACCGACCTGACCGAACTGAAAAATACCTCCGTAAAAGTCGCAGGTGGCTTCGGTCCGATCCGTTACGAGCCATCGCAAATGACCTGGCTGGAGCGTCCAACCGCCCAAGGCATCGAGGTCGCTTCCCGCGCCTTCGCCGAGATCCTGCTGAAGGACCAGCTGAACACCGCTATTGCTGCCTTGGTTGCTGCGATCACCTCTCAGGCTGACGCGGTCTATGACGTATCCGCATCCACTGGTATTGCATACGTGGGACTGAACAATGCCCACGCTAAGTTCGGCGACGCCAGTCAGAACCTGGTAACTCAGGTCATGCAAGGAACCAGCTATCACAAGCTGGTAGGTCAGAACCTGGCGAATCAGCAGCAGCTGTTCCAGGCAGGCAATGTTCGGGTAGTCGATATCCTCGGCAAAATTTCGGTTGTTACCGATGCTCCCGCCCTGATGCAGGCTGGCACTCCGAGCAAGGAAATCATACTGTCTCTGGTGCAGGGCGCAGCGCTTGTGCACGACGGCCGGGACATCATTAGCAACGTCCAGACCACCAACGGCAAGGAGCGCATCGAGACCACACTGCAGACCGATTACACGTTTGGTCTGGGCTTGAAGGGCTACACCTGGGATACCACTTCTGGCGGTAAATCTCCAACTGACGCCGAGCTGGCGACAGGCACCAACTGGGACAAGACAGCCACCAGCATCAAGCACACCGCTGGTGTAGCCCTGATCGGTGACGCTTCCAAGTAACCCCCATGAAGGCGGCCTGGGCGATTCGCTAGGGCCGTCGAGGACGGCAGCATGAGTAAGAGCAACATCTGGTACCTGTCCGGCCCCTTCCACCAGTACAGGGAGGACGTGAAGTCGCTGGCCAAGGAGCGTGGTCTGCGCATCGTAGACGCCAATGCAACTGCTGGCCGCGAGGATGCGGCCAGGGATGTGCCCGAGGTCACCGTGCGGCCAGAGCTTACAGCTGCCGGCGCTTACGGCGCTGACTCTGGCTCAGGCGATCAACGCCCAGCCGGGGGCGACGATCTGGCAGCCGTGCAGGCCCTGGTCGATTCGCTTGCCGATGGCGAGCTGGTAAAGCCGGGAAGCGGCGAAACCGCAAATCGTCTGTTCGGTCTGCTGACGAACATTCATAACTGTGTGCAGGGGCTGCGCGACCAGCTGGAAAGCGAGGTGGAGAAGTCCCGCACCCTACAGCATCAAATCGACGATCTGTTGGCGCAGGCTGAGCAAGCGCGTCAGGCGGACGCAGAGGCAAAGGAAATTGCCGAGCTCAAGGCAAAGCTGGATGCTGCAAAGGTCACCTACCGCGCCAACGCCTCGAAAGAGTCGCTGCAAAAGCAGGTCGACGAGTTGAGCAGGGCGTAACACAAAAGCATCACCGGGGCTTCGGCCCCACTCATTCAATTCGGAGGCCAGATGGCTACCTACATCACCGTGGCAGACGTTGACGCCGCGCTGGGTGCCAACTGGGCCCCCGTAGATCAGAAGGCCAGGGCGGTCATGCAGGCCAATGCATACATGACGTCTCTGAGCCTGGCAGGCGTCGATATGGAAACGATCCCTGAAGAGGTCAAGCAGGCGGGTATCGAGATGGCAAAGTTGGCCGCCGAGGGCAAGCTGTACAAGCAACAGACCGAGGGCACGCTTGAGGCAAAGACCGTCAAGGCTGGCCCGGTTACCACCAGCAAGACATTCGCATCAATCGACACCAGTAAATCAACCTCGCTTCCGGATGGCCTCCAGTTCGCTCTGGCGCTGCTGGCCCCGTGGCGATCCAGCGCATTCAGCTTCAACGTCTACAGGTGAGCCATGGGCATTCGAGAAGAAATCCAGGCTGACATGGCCGAGGCCTTCGACACTGACTTGGCAGATGCGGTGAAGACGTTCAGCGGTGGCATCACGCTGCCCGGCACAGTTGACCCGGTCACAGAGGCATCTACTCCAGGTGTGGTCGTTGCGTACAGCGGGCGAGGGGTTTTCGCCGACTACCGAATCGACCTGATCGATGGTGAAAGCATCAAGGCCACCGACCAGCAGTTGATTGCCCTCACGAATGAGGTGATTGGCGGAGTTCCGCAGGCAGGCCACAAGATCAACGGTTTTGACGTGATCAACGTCCAGAAGGACCCGGCCGACTGCATCTATCAAATCCAACTGAGGCAAATCTGATGGCCGGATGGAGCACGCCCCCCACAGCATTCATCGCCCAGATTGAAGGCGATATGACCAAGCAGTTGAGAATCATCGCAATGGCGCTCCTGGGTGAGATTATCAGCCGCTCCCCGGTAGACACCGGCAGGTTTCGAGGAAACACAACGGTCACGATTGGCTCGCCAGTGTTCTCAAACAGCCAAACTCTGGACCCGACCGGAGCAGCCACGATCAGCAAGGGTGCTTCGGTTCTGGCTGGCCTCAAGCCTTTTTCGATCATCTACATCCAGAATAATTTGGTTTACGCCGAAAAATTAGAGAATGGCCACTCCAAGCAGGCACCGTCCGGCGTCTTCGGGCTCGCCTTCGCTGGCGTGGCAGCGGCGTATGCATCATGACCTACGAGCAGATCCGCCAAGCCATCACGGCGCGCATGGTGGCGTTCACAGGTATCGAGCAGGAGCGCATTTTTTACCCGAACGCTCAGTACCCCGCTCAGAACCAGGACAGTTCGGGCGTGTTCAAACCACCTGCAGACGGCCTCTGGTGCCGCCTGAACATACAGCACGCCACCGCCTTCATGGCAGGTATGGCCGACCAGCCCTACACCCGCAAGCCCGGCATCATCGTTGTGCAGTGTTTCGCACGGCTACGCACCGGTATGCGCGGCCTGAATGAACTGGCCGACGCACTGGAAGCGCACTTTGCTTACTGGACTGAAGGCGACCTTGAGTGCATCGAGGCCAGCCAGGTCGACGCAGGCGAGTACGAAGGCTTCTATCAGATCAACGTGAATATCCGGTTCCGCGCCGGTTGAGAGGAATTATGCAAAGTCATAACTACGTGCCAAACGTATCTGGCTGGAAGCTTGACAAAGTAACCGGTGAATTTGAAATCAACTCGGCCAAGATTTCTGTCGGCAGCCTGCCTGAGCAGCCTCAGATGATTACCGTTACAGCTGGCGAATGGGCGGCGAGCGATCTTCCCGCTAGCGCGATCGAACACTACGCCTTCATCGGCGCAGAGATATTCAAGATCCCCGCCGAGTATCGTGAAAGTGCGCAGCTCACGACTCAGGATGAGTCATACGATCCAGGCTTCGCTGATATCCGCACCACATTGACCTACCAGCGCCCTGAGACTGCCGACGAGGCAAAATCGCGCGCCAGTGCGGCCAGACTTCCTGAATACTCGATCAAGAAGCAAGGTGACACGCTCACATTTCTCTATGATGGCGTGCCCCGAATCGTGCTGGGCAAACTCGATAAGCCCGACCTGCCTTTTGCCGTTGAAGGCGATCAGGTCTTCCTGACCCAGGCGTTCATCGACGCTGGCAAGCTTTCCCCAGTATGGGGTGTGCGGACGACCACTAACGCGGCAGGTCAGACAGTGCTTGCTGGCGTTGGCGCTGGCCTGGGTTGTATGTGCGAAGGCGGCTACACCGGCACTCCGGACGATAAGGCGGAAAAGGCTGAGGTGAAGATCGACTGCACAGTTGACGCCTCGAAGGCTCTGGATCAAATCAGCAAGCTGATCAGCACCACCGAGCTGGCCCAGTCGATCGAGAGCTTAAAAGTCAGGATCGAGCATGAGCACTCAAGCCGAGTCTGTGCTGACGATACGCCTTCTTGCCGAATATCTGCGGTAGAAGCTGGCCTGAACAGCCTCCGCGCCAAACAGTAACAGTCAAGCAATATCGCCAACCCCGCCTTGAGCGGGTTTTTTTATGCCCGCCGAAAGGAGACTCTCATGTCGTCAGGCGCCAAAGTAGTAAGCCACATCATCAAGGAGGTGACGCCCGGCGTTACCCCCACCGGCACCTGGGATACGCTGCGCCTGACCGGTAACGCGCTGACCCCGACTGTCAACACTGAAGTCAGTGACGAGATCACCGACACCCGACTGAGCCAAGGCTCGGTGGCCACCAGCATCGATATCGGCGGCGATCTGTCGGCCGAGTTCTCGTTTGGCTCGTTCGACCAGCTTCTGGAGGCTGCTTTCTACGGCGTCTGGACGAACGACGTGCTGCGTGTGGGCGACACTCGCAACACCTTCAGCATTGCCAAGGGTTACAACGACATCGGCGTATACGGCGTGTTCAAGGGCGCTCACGTGTCCACCTTCGCTCTGGAGATTCCAGAAGAAGGCAAGGTCACCGCCACTTTCAATATGGCGTGCCTGGACTACACCGACAGCGAGACGCCGATTGTCGTGACGCCGAACGCGCCGACCACCACGCCATTCCTGTCGAACAACAACGTAGGCACGATTCTGGTGAATGGTCAGTCGCTGGAGGGCGTGGCCTGCGTATCGGCCATGACCATCAATCTGGACAACAGCCTTCAGACTCAGCGCTGCCTGGGTTCGGAGCGACTTGGGCCTGGTGCCCACATCGCCACCGAAGCGGCAATCACCGGCAGCATCACGCTCGCATGGTCCAAGCGCGCGTGGCAGATCTGGAAGAACACGTTCACCCGCCTGCCGATCGCGGTCGAGTTCCCCATCACCGACTCGCTGGGCAACAAGTACACGTTCAGCTTCCCGGCTGTAGAAGTGGACGGCGAGCTGCCCAACGGCGGTAAGCGTGACCTGATCCAGATCGAGCTGAATTACACCGTGGCCAAGCAGAGCCCTACCATTACCCGCGTTTCGGCTGCGGCAGTAACTGGCGTTTCCACCGCACCAAGCACAGCGTCAGTGGCGGTAGGCGCAACTCGACAACTGAGCGCGACAGTGACACCCGCTTCGGCCAACCAGGCAGTGACCTGGTCGAGCGCGACACCTGGTGTTGCGACCGTCAGCAGCTCAGGCCTGGTCACCGGCGTTTCTGCTGGCACCGCTGTTGTTACGGCCACCAGCACAGCCGACGGCAGCAAGACCGGCTCGACCACTGTCACCGTTACTGCATAACCGATTCAATCCTTTTGACCGCTCCGGTGATAACGCCTGCCGGGGCGGTCCTTTTATGGCGTGGCGTTGAGGTTGCATCATGGCTCTCAAGCTGAAGAACAAAGAAGTGGTCGACAACGCTGCGAAGTGGTTCGATTTTGACGCAGACACCAAAGTGCTCATCGCTCCAGTCGATAGCCCTGAATACCAGGTAGCCATTGAGCGCATGCAGCGACGAATCTGGCGCAATGACGCTGTGTTCGCCGAAGGCAGCGTGGGCGTGCTGGAGGGCGAGGTAAGCGAGAAGCGCAACCACTGCATGGTTCTTGCGAAATACATCGTCAAAGACTGGCAGGGCGCTCAGGATCATGACGGCAACGCGCTGCCTTACGACGAGGCGATTGGCGTGTCCATGCTCGAAAGCGACCTTGAGTTCTTCCTGTTCGTAATCCGCTCTGCCGAGTCCTTCGCCAAGCAGGTTCAGGAAGAGCGCAAGGAGACGCTGGAAAAGCCGTCGCCCGCTTCCAGTGGGAAAGCGAGTGGGCAGGGCCGGAAGCCGCAAAGCGCAAGCTGATATTTGGTAAGTTCGGCATGGATGTGCCGGACGAGCCCCCGCAAGATCCAATCACGGCGTACCTGCTGAACACTTTCCGCAACGTATGCAGGGGGCGGCGCTACATCTCAGGCATGAGCGGCGTTTTCCCAATGCCGCTGTCGGCACGCGAGATCACTGACTGGATCGAATCGCATCCGTCACCGATCCCCCGTGAGGAGATAGACCTTGTTCTCTTCGAGCTGGATAGTCTGCTCATGGAGCGGGATGAGGATGAGGACGACCAATAACAGGACCGATTAGGAGATCAGATAACTATGTCGCCCAACAAACCCAATGATCACTGCTTGATCGCTGTTACGTGTGATATTTCCTCCACGGAATCTGTGACGGGTGAAGCCCTGCAAGAAGCTTGGCCAGATCTTGTCGACCGTGATACCGGAAGGTTCCGCGAGAGTCTTGCGACGCCAGAACAACGGGAACTCCAGGAAATTGCGGCTGGAACGATTCGCGGACTGGCTCTGCGGCAGTAGATGACGATGTGTACTGATGTTTCACGATCACTACGGCGAAAGTGACGCCGCGATGCGTGATCAGGGCTCCTTCGAAGCTACTCATATATTCTCCATCCAATTGATCGCCGAAATAGGCAGGATTAATTCCTTTTACCCGGCAAAAGGCTATCATCAGTGACGGAGCGTGGGGTACTGAGCTTTCATACAGCCCTACAAGCGATTTTCATCGATCAGGAGTAGATAGCTTATGAAACGAAATTGGGACCTGATCAGGCTGATCCTGATTGCTGTTGAGGAAAACGAAGACCACAACAAGACGATAACAGACAAGGATATTCCTGGGCACGATCCAGCTTTAGTCGCATATCAGATGAGGCTGCTGAAAGAGGCTGGCTTGGTTGATGCGCACTGCGTGGCATTCACAAGCGAGCCTGGCGAATGTTTCGTTTTTTCCCTAACATGGGAAGGGCATGAGTTCCTCGACCAGATCAGGTCGAAAACCCTTTGGAACAAGACTGTAGGCGTCATCCAGGAGAAAGGGTTGGACCTGTCCTTCAGCACAATCAAGGCTGCCGCTGCAGCTGTCGCAAAAAGCCTCATAAACTTCTGAGTGGTCATTCGCCGTTGCGCCCGATGATGGTAGATTGCCGGTAATTTCAGTAGGGCGAACTAGATGCGTATCTCAAAAGCGGTAATTGTTTCGGCGGTATTATTGCAAAGCTCTGCGTTGTTGGCTTCTAACGGGCCTGCGCAAATATCCATGGAGTTATTGGTGAGCGCGTCCTTCGCCAAGGCAAGGGTGTGCCAAGCCCACTCATCTGTTTTCGAGCAGGTTTCTGAAGCGCGCAACCAAGGTCGCAGCAAGGAATTTGTTCAAGATGCGATGGATTCAAAAACATCAACCGACATTCAAGCAATCATTGATGCCGTGTATCAAGGAAAGGCTGAATCGGACGGTGCAGAAGCCTATTTTAAAAATTGCCTAGCTAGTGCTGAGCAGGAAGTTATGGGTGATATAAAGAAACTGCCGTCTCAATAACCTAGCCATAACAATGAATAGCCCGCCTAGCGCGGGTTTTTTTACGCCAGGAGAAAAGTATGGCCCTCACTTCACGACTTGCCATTGAGGTTGATAGCCGCAGTGCTGAGCAGAAAGTGCAGGACCTTCGTCGCTCGCTTGAGGCTCTGAATAATGCTGGCGTCCGGACAGGCCCTGTCATGTCGGGGGCAGGTGGAGCTATCAACGACGCAGGTCGAAGCTCACGCTCAGCCGCCACTCAGGTACAAGGCCTGGATAGGACTGTTCGCTCGTTAGCGTCGGCTGCGGCTGGGCTTGCAGGACCTTTGCTGGCAGCTTTCGCCACAAAGTCGCTGTATGACGCCAGCGAGGCTTACAGCACGCTGACAAACCGCATGAAGCTGGTTACCAGCAACGCCACTGAGCTTGCCGCAGCGCAAAAGGCTGTTTTCTCGATTGCCCAGAGCGCATACCAGCCACTGACGGCAACCGCCGAACTCTATCAACGCATCGCGACGAACCAGAAGGAATTGAAGTTAACAGGCGAGGGTGTAGCCGGTGTCGTTGGAACGATCAGTAAGACCTTGGCCATCTCTGGCGCGTCAGCTGCATCTGCCAACGCGGCCCTGATCCAGCTGGGCCAGGCATTCGCGTCTGGCGTACTGCGAGGCGAAGAGCTGAACAGCGTAATGGAGCAGGCCCCGGCGCTGGCTCAAGCTATCGCTGCAGGTATGGGTAAGACAGTCGGCGAGCTTCGGTCGCTCGGCGCGGCAGGCCTTCTAACTGCTGATGCGGTTGTAAAGGCTTTACAGGCGCAGCGAGGGGCTGTGGATGCTCTTTTCGCGAGGACTTCAGCCACGATCGGCAACAGCCTCACAGCGCTGAGCAACTCGACTACCTCTTTCATAGGTCAGCTTGATCAGGCAACAGGATCTAGCGCGTCACTGGCGAAGAGCATTCTGTCACTTTCGAGTGCGATCGACGGCGGGCTTCCGGCTGCAATCAAGTTGGCCGCCGACAACTCCGAGGAGCTGGGGCAGGTTCTCACCACCGGTCTCTATGTTGCTCTTGCACGGGTTGCTGGCGGGTTTGCTCAGCAGGCCGCACAGGCTGGTTATGCAGCTGTGGCCAATCAAAAGGCATTGACTGTTTCAGCGGCCACGGCTACCCAGGATCTCGCTGCCGCCAAGTCAAAACAGGTGGACGCCAAGGCCGCAGTCGACCGAGCAAACGCACAGGTAGCATCAGCTCGGCGACAGGTTGCCGCGGATAGAGAGGTGATGGCTTCCGAGCTAAACAGAACCAAATCAGTTCAGGCAGCGCTAGTCGCTGAAAGAGAGATAGAGGTGCAGCGCCTGAAGGCTCAGATCTCTGATCAGGGCCGGGCTGCATCACTCAATCGCCTGGCAGAGCTGAGCCGCACGCATGTAGTAGTGACAAATCAAGTGAATGCTGCGGAAAAAGCTTTGGCGGCCACTACGGTATCTTCGTCTGCAACCATGGTTGCAGCATATAAAGCCAGAACAGAAGCTCGCACAGCCTTCGCCGCAGAAACTACAGTTGTCAATGCGTTAACGGTCGCATCCAACAACGCTGCAGCTGCGGCAAGCTTGACGTCCAGAGCGCTTGGAGCGTTGAGTGCGGCAGGCACCGGCTTATTAGGCATGCTTGGTGGCCCGCTCGGGTTGCTCTTCGTTGCTGGCGCTGTCGCTGTGTCCTTCATGGATTTCCGCAGCAGCAGCGACAAGGTGAATGAGGGGCTACAGAATCTGAAGGGGCCGCTTGATGATGTTATTGCCCGATTCAAGCAACTCACGAAGGACCAGCAATCAGCAGCAATGATTAAGTGGGGTGAGACCCAGGCTGATGCCGTCAAGGTCGCCGGAGAGGAGTACGGAAAGCTTCAGAAAATGGTGCAGACTGGGCTGGTCGGTCCCAGATCCAGCGCCACGGGAACCTCGGTTTTCCAGTCTCTTTCTAGAGATCTGGATGATGCTACAAAAAAGGGCGAGGCCCTCGAACCAGCTTTGCGAAAGGCTGCGGCTGCGGCAGGGCTTGACCCAAAGGCCGCCGACTCATGGGTAAAACAAGCGGGTGCGGTTTCTGATGCGAGAACAGTTGTCAGTGACGCCGAAAAACACTTAGCCGCGCTCCGAGGGGAGATGGCAAAGTCCGCATCCTCTGCGGCGCTTTCCACTGGCGCGACCAACGTCATGACCAGCGCAGGGAAGAAATACAACGACGAGCTTCAAAAGCAGCTCGGCAAACTCCAGGACAACAATGATGCGGTAAAGGAGGCCAACCGCTATATCTCGGAGCACAAAGACCTTTCCGAGGCTGATAAGGTCGCCATTCTGTCCACGGCAAATGCGCTGAAATCACAGGAGGCGGCAAACAAGGCTGCGGCCAAAGCGACCCGAGAGGCCGGCAAGGCGTACACAGAAAGCGCTGGCACGAAGGCTCTTGACGATGCTCGGAAGCAGTACGCCGTTCTCGGAGAGCAATCGGCGATCATCAAGGCCCAGCGGGGTGACACTGAAAAGCTTGGGGCGGCTGCAATCGAGCTCATCAAGTGGGAGCAGCAGCTCGCCAACATCAAGAGTAAGCAAACTCTGACCGCCGACCAGAAGTCATTGGTGGCGAATCAGGACTTGGTCACGGCTCAATTGCGGCGCAACGCTGCCCTGGAAAAGGAGAACCAGCTCAGCATCACCCGACTGGAAAACGAATCGAAGCTCAAAGCTTTCCGGGAAAATCTCGACTCACAGCTTGGTCTTGCAAAAGATGGACTGGACAGCGATCTGGCTGGCGCTGGTCTCGGGGATCAGGCCCGGCAGCGCCTCCAAGACGACCTCAAGATACGCCAGTCGTATCAGAAGGACCTGGACAAGCTCAGTCGCGACTACAACAAGATCACGAACCCAACCTCGGCTGATACGTCGCTTTACCAGAATGAGACGAACGCGCTAAACGCTGCGTTGCAGACCCGCCTGGCCATGCAGCGCCAGTACTACACGGATGTAGATCGGGCTCAGTCGGATTGGGCTTTGGGTGCCAGTTCGGCGCTTGAGAACTACCTCGAGCAGTCGCGCGACGTGGCCGGGCAGACCAAGCAGCTGTTCACCAACGGTTTCAGCAACATGGAGGATGCTGTCCTCAACTTCGTAAAAACCGGGAAGGCCTCATTCAAGGATTTTGCCGACGGGGTGGTTTCTGACTTGATCAGGATCCAGCTCAGGCAGGCGGCGGCGGGGTTCCTCAGCACGGCATTCAGCGCCCTGTCGGGCGTTGGTTCTGGTGCTGCTGCCACATCGTCATCGGCGCTTGGCGCGTCGGCGGCGGGGTACGGCTCCAAATATGGCTTCTCCGACGGTGGCTATACCGGTGACGGTGGCAAGTTCCAGCCGAAAGGCGTCGTGCACGGCGGCGAGTTTGTCGTGAAAAAGGAAGTAGTCAGCCAGCCCGGCGCGCGTGAGTTCCTGGAACGCATGAATGCCAATACCAAGGGTTACGCCGACGGCGGGTATGTCGGCAGCTCGGCAGTCGCGGCAAAAGGATCTTCGCAGTCCACAGGTTCGTCGCCGTCAAATGTGCCGCCAATCACCCAATACATCACTGTGGGCGGAAATGTCGACGCAGCCACGAAAGAGGATGTGACCCGATCCACCTACGACGGTGCGAAAGCGGCATACGACATGGTGCTTAACGACTTCAAACGAAACGGACCCATCCGCCAGCTCGCAGCCAGGCGCTAATCAATAAGGAGTAACGCATGGCTCTCACGTGGCCTGCTTCGCTGCGCCCTTCAGAAATGAGCTGGGGCATCGTCAACAACAGCCGGGCGTTCACGTCTTCGCTTTCGAATGCCCAGCAGATCGTTGGCTACCCCGGCGCGTACTGGCAGTGCACGCTGACCTTCGGCCTGCTCACGCGCGCTCAGGAGCGCGAGCTTTCATCGTTCCTCGGCAGGCTGGACGGCATGTTCGGAACGTTCAACCTGCCGGACTTCACTCGATATCGGAAAGTGAGTATCGGCGCGCTAAGCGTGGTCAGCGGTTTCGCCCAGGCGCGCAGCATGATCATTGCTGGCGCGCCGGCCAGTTCTCCAGTCTTCAGTGCGGGCGACTACATCACCATAGCTGGAGAAATGTTTGAGGTGACCGACCCGGCATCGTCGAACGCCCAAGGCCAGGTCACGGTGCTGCTCAACAAGCGCATTCGGAAAACTCTCACGGCAGGTGCGGCGGTTGAGTACATGAACCCCTACTCAGAAATGCGCATGACCTCTGACACATGGTCGATGACGCGCCGGCCAGTGGTCGCCAACGGCAGCTATCAATTCAGGGAGGCATTCTGATGCCCTCAGCTTTCCCTTTCAGCCAGAAGGTGGTGGACATCATCGCCACTGGCAAATTCATGCCGGTGTACGCCGTGCAGCTGGACTTCGCAGACGGCATGGTGTTCGCCCACACGGGAACCGGTGAGCTGGTTGTCGACGGCATCACCTATGAAGGCGTGGGCAATTTTGGCCAGGTCAGCCAGTCGCAGGAGAGCGACAACTCGGGTTCGCCCATGTCGGTGGACCTGACGTTGAGCGGGCTGGACTCCTACATCCTGTCCGAAACCAACGTGCGCGGCTGCCGGGGCCGAATGGCTAAGGTCATCTTCGTGGTGTTCGACGAGGCTGGAAATTACGCCGCAGACATCCTGTTTTCCGGGCGGATGGACGCCGCCAAGTTCTCGTTCGCAGGCAATGGCCAGGACGGCAACACCATTACCGTACCGGTCATAGACCGCATGGCCGAATGGAGCCGCACCGGCACTGAGCGCTGGACGGACGAAAACCACCGCGCCCGGCACCAGGGCGACCGATTCTTCTACGCAATCGCGCAAATGTCCGAATGGCCCATCTACTGGGGGTCTGCCAAGGATGCGCCGACCTTCACCTACGGAAGTTAGATATGCGCAATCGAGACTGGACCACACGTCTGCACGAAGTAATCAAGGCTGCCCAAGGGCGGCCTTTTTTGTGGGGCGAATTTGACTGTTGTCTGTTCGCCGCCGACTGCTCGAGCGCCGTGTGCGGTGTGGATCCCGCAGAGCAATACCGGGGCACCTACAAAACCGAGGCTGGTGCCAAACGTGCGCTGAAGAAGCGTCACGGCAGCCTGGAAGCTGCATGGGATGCGTGCTTTGTAAGGGTAGCTGTTCCGTTCATCCAGCGCGGCGATGTCGTGATGTACGAAGCGCCGACAGGTCGAAGCATGGCTGTGTACTGGGCCGGTGATTATTGGGCGACGACCGATGACGGCGTTGCTCGCGTTGTGTGCGAGCCGCTTGCGGTGTGGAGGGTTGAGTAATGCCAAGTGGCGTAAAGAAAATTGCTCAGGTCGCCGTCGGCGCTGTCGTTGGCTTCGCTCAAGGCGGGCCATGGGGCGCTGTTGCTGGTGCAGCACTCGCTTTTTATGCATCTGAGCAACAGGAAAAGCTCAATACCAAATCACCTCTGCGCGACAACGAACCGTCCGCTCAGACCGTACGCTCGTCGAAGGCCCCCGTTCGTTTCATCCTCGGTCGGGTATCTACTGGTGGCGTGCTGGTCTGGGCTCAGGAGCAATCCGGGACCGCAACCGAGGGCGAGCTTCTGCACCTTGTCTACGTGCTGTGTGAAGGCGCGATCGATGGCCTGGAGAATATTTACTTGGGAGAGGAAGAAATCGGCTCGTTCGGTGAGTTCGCCAGCTATGAGCTGATCGTCAATCCGACAGAGGTGAACGCATTCCTCAAGGCCAACTGCCCAGATTGGAAGGACAGCCAGATCGGGCGTGGCCTGTCGTTCGTGCGCATAACCCTGAAGTACAGCGCCGAGAAGTTCCCTTCTGGCATCCCTGACACCCGCTTTGTGGTCCGTGGCCGGAATGACATTTACGACCCGCGCACCGGCAACAACATCTACACCGCCAATACCGCACTGCACATCCTCTGGTTTCTGCGTAACCGCTGCAACGTGCCGGACGACGAGATCATTTTCGAGACATTCGCCAGTGCAGCAAACGTCTGCGATGAAACGCTGACCAATGCCGACGGTTCTGTCAGCCAGCGCTACCGTACCTCCTGCGTGATTGGTGCTGACGAGCAGCGCCCGGGCGTGCTGCAGAAGCTGGAAGCGTCATGCGCGGGCAAGCTGATCCGCGTCGGCGGCCGCTGGATGCTCCAGGCCGGGGCCTACTACGGCCCGTATGACTTCGAAATCACCGAAGACATGATCATCGGCACTGTATCCGGCAGCACCGAGTCGACCAACGATTCCGCAATCAACACGGTGCGCGGCACGTTCATTGATCCTGAGCAGTCGTGGACCGAGACGGATTACCCAGAGGTCAGCGTTTCTGAATGGATCCTTGAGGACGGTGGCGAAGCTGCAGAGACGATGACGTTCTCGTATGTGACCGACGCTTATCAGCCGCAGCGCCTAGCGAACATCTCCTTGCGCCAGCGCCGGGCTGGCGGGGCAATCAGCCTGCCGATGAACTTCTCGGGCTACAACTGCCGGCCTGGCCGCGTCGTGCGCGTGAACCTGCCATCACTGAACATCCTTGGCGAGTTCATCGTCTCTGATTGGTCGATGGGTGACAACGAAGGCTGCACGGTTCAGGTCAAGCAATACGAGGCGGCAATCTTCGATGACGCCGTGGGCCAGCCTTACAACCCGCTGGGATTCATCAGCCTGCCAAGCGGCGGACTTGGGTCGCCCACCGGGCTTGCGTGGGCAGCTGGCGATGCTGCCGAGGTGGTGCAGGGCGTGCTGTCTTGGGTTCCACCGCAGGGTATCGTCACCTCGTATGTGGTAACGGTCCGCCAAGGAGGCGGTGTCGCGCAGTCACGCTCGGTGCCCGCGACGGCCAACACGCTTGCCATCAACGGATTGGCGTCGGGCACATACACAATGAGTGTGGCTGCTCTGGGGCCTATGGCTCGTTCCGGAGAGTCCTCTATATCGGTGAGCATTCAGGGGCCGCCTATACCTGAATCCTGCGTCGTGCAGTCCTCGATTGACAGCATTGTGCTGATCCCGCAGAACCCGAACCACGGCTTGAATGGAGGGACCTACGAGTACTTTTTCAGCACCAACCCAAATTCAACATCGGGCACGGCGCAGTACCTGGGGCAGGGCCTGTCGTTCACTCACAACGATTTGGCGTTTTACACAAACTATTACTACTTCATCCGCTCGACCAACGCATACGGGAAGAGCGCCTTCCTTTATGTGCCCGCGGCGACTTCAAACGATGTTTCGGCTTATCTGGCTGCCCTCGGTGGGAAGATCGGCAAGACCGAGCTTGCGCAGAACCTGCTTTCAGAGATTGAGCTGATCAGTGGCGACGGACCTGGATCAGTCAATGAGCGCCTTGGAGAACTGAAGGCCGAGATCGGAGAAATCACCGACGCTCTGGTCTACGTGCCCACCGATGCCTACATGCGCGACAACACTGTGCGCGTGGGTGACAACCTTTGGACGGCCATTGCGGCAGTGCCCGCGAAGGCCGACGGGTCCAACGGTCCGCCGAACCCGGCGTACTGGGTGAACTCTGGGCAATCGATCCGGGCAGCCAACGCCGCGGTGGCGCAGATTACGAAGAACACCGCCGATATCGAGACGGTGGACGGCAAGACCAGCGTTACCGCCAGCCAGCTCCAGGCGGTGCAGGCTCAATACCGCGCTGACAGCGGGGAGGGTGATCTGCTCGACGCAATTCGTGGCTGGGATAGCGCGGCCAGCGCAGCACAGGAAGTGAAGGTCAGGGCCGAAGAGGACTTTGCTCAGGCGCAGCGCACGACGACTCTTCAGGCGCGGGTAGGCACCAACGAAGCAAGGATTACTACAGTTGAAACGACTACCGCCACGGATAGAGAGACGACGGCTCAGCAGATATCTACGCTTACAGCGTCTGTAGGCACGAACCAGGCGGCCATTCAGTCCGAGGCTACCGCTAGGGCTAACGCAGACGGCGCGCTGACC